CAGCACTCTTTCCGCCAGCATTACCACGCCAGTAACGTGTAGTTGAAATTGGTGCCAGCATGTGTTTCAACCGCAACAACTTACGCGCGCCAATGTCCGAATCTCTAGCCTCGGATCCACGGTCAATTTGAGCCTGCAAATGACGAACAGTAATTGGATTGCCCGTAGGAGTGGACGTAGAAAAGGCACCCTGATTCAAATGATTCTGAGACAATCATAAAGTCGTTTGGCCACGTCGGTGTCAATTTCATGCTCCTCCAAATCAATTGCGACGTCGTCGTACTTAACGCCGTAAATGCCGTACCACTCCATAATCTCCGCGTCATTAAACAAATCGATAGACACACTCAACATGTGCTCCAAGGGAGTGCCAATACGACGGAAATTGCTGCCGGGTTTGAATGTGATACGTCCTACATTGTAGCGCGTCTTATAAGCATGCACCATCTTCGTAAGAATGTCGTGGGACAAGCGCACGAAGAAACCATCTTGAAGCAGACCGCAAGCACGAGCTGCTGAATGACTGACGGGAGAATGCCTCCTGCTTGTATTAAAGCAATCAGGGTAACAACCCCGCATCAACGGCTCAACGGCACGTCTTACTGGCACACGCATAATTCCTCCATTTAGCGTGGCAATAGTCACCCTGTGCATCTTCGACAAAATAGGAAGATCACCAAATTTCGAAGTAATGACAAAAGAACCTGGTTTCACGTAACCGTTAAAGCGACGATAACCAGCGGCAACAACCGCCTCAATGTGCGTAGGGTCAAACTCAGACAAACCAACTAATGCAGGAGCGAAAGTAGCAACCAAACAATCGTGAATTTGAGAATCACCGTAAGAAGTACCAGCATAACCGGAAGACATACCACGGTCCTTTTGAAAAACGTCACCCGAAGGGAATATGATCTTGGCATTGATCATAGCGTCGCTGTAATGCTGACCCACACGTTTAAGCTTCTCAATTCTCAGCTTGATGTCCTTCATGCTGTACTTTGCAAGTACACTAGGAGAGCTGAGCAACATCCTCTCGCGAAGACGCTGCTGATACTCCTCATAAGCCTGTAACATAAAAGCCGCCAAGCGAGAATCAAAAGAAGAAAGATCCAACGACATGTAGTAGATGACCCCCTTGACGATAAAAGCCAAGGTTAAGTCATCTCCATACACTTTCCAGGCGACACCGTAAAGTGACACTCGACGATCCAACCATTCTTTCAACTTCTGTCCGTGATGAGAGAACCAAGAAATTCCAATCATAATATTGGTGAGCCACAGATTTCGAGAATGACAGTCAATCACGGGCTGCTGCAATTTACTAACAATCAATCCTTCATGAAGACTGCCGAAAGTGACAAGTCTCGCAGAATCAGATTCTGTACGCAATTTCAGTTTTCCGCGACCACCCGTCAACTTGTATTCAGGATATTCCGCCATGTTCTCGTTTTCCAGAATGTCCTGGGCAACCGAGCTAGCGAGCGGAAGAGCCTGTCGTTTCGTACGTAATGACAACAAATTGTATGGATATCCAGCAGCCGTAGAACCATTAATAGAAACCTCGTTGACGTTGTCCAGCATTAAAAGCAGGGCAGAAGCGTCGCATTCAGCATCCAAAGGAAAGTTTTCGGCACGTTGTTTACTCACAG